GCCTACGCTCCTGGCAGCAAACCACACAGCCCTTTTACGCCAAATGTCCGCTCTCACACAGATCCTGTCCGGGATCGAATTTTTGATCACTGAAAATGCTGCCCTCAAGGCCGCACTCGGAGAATCCGGCCTGGCCAATGAGGCTCTCCAGGCTGAGCTTGCCGCTGCTGGTGAGCGCTACAAGGCCCTGGTGTCCGAGGAAGTCGCCGAGGACGAGATGGAATCCCGCATCCTCAGCCGTCTTTCTGAGGTGCTGCCCCAGCCTTCTGCCGAGGAGCCTGTTGCTCCTGCTGAGGAGCCCGCTGCCGAGGAAGAGGAGCTCGCCTGAGTCGCTGCTCATTGACTGCACAGGGGGCCCCGCGCCCCCTTTTTGCTATCTACTCGCATTCAGCTGCATGCCAGACCCCGATCCAATGCAGTTAACTCTTTCTCAGCGCTTTGAACTAGAAAGAATGTATCGCACCATAGATGAAACCAATGATATCGACACTCTACGCAAACTCTGCAAAGAGACCCTTCGCGCCTGGCAAATGCAGAAAGCCGCCACAGCGTGGGCTATGCGCCAGGGGCTGTAACTGTTTAGTATACTGAGCACATAGCACCTACGCACATGGCCATAATCAATCCCAGCCCCATAGACGGCCTGCGGGAGCAGGAACGAATGGCTGTCGCTCTTCTGGCCAGGGGGAAAAACAACCGAGAGACCGCTACCGAACTTGGCATCGCAGAACGCACGCTTTATGCCTGGCGACAAAAACCGGCTGTCCAACGTGCTATTTTCCTCAGGCAACAACAAATAATCTCAGACAACGAAAGCCAAACTATAGAACTTTTACCCGAGGCGATTAGCACTCTTAAAGCCATCATGAGGGACCCCCTCGCTCGTCCCTCCGATCGCATTGCTGCTTCTCGTGCCCTGATCAACGGTGCAGGTCGCTATCAAGAGACCCAAATGCTAAACCGCAAGTTGGCCAACCTTGAAGCGATGGTGGACCCCCTGACCGCCGAACTTTTCCCCGAGGACGAGGATAATCTCCCCTCATTCGAGCCTACCGATGAATGACCACTTCATCGCTGGCGCACCTCGTCCGCCGCGCTGACAAGCTGCAGGCTGCAATCGAACGCCGCAAGGCCCAGGCCACCCCCTCCCCCGAGGCCGCTGTCAGCACTCTGCCTACCATTGACCAGTGGCCAGAGTTTGCTCGTCTAACCTGGATCACTACAGGTGGCACCGTAGCTCCGTTCAACCCATACGACTTTCAGATTGATTTAATACAGCAGATCTATTCCCATCAAAATATTATTGTAAATAAATCACGCCAAGTTGGCGTCAGTGAAACTGTTGTCAACGCTCTGAGCTGTCGTGCCGCCACTGAACCTGGCTATGTTGCTGTCGTATTTTCCAAAACTCAGGGCGATTCGTCGCAGTTAGCACGCCGCGCTAAGCGGATGCTTAATAGTATTCCAGGTCACTCGTTCCGGTATGCCACAGACAGCGCGACGCTAATCAGCATCGTGGGCTTCGGCACTATCTATTTTCTACCTGGCAGCCCCCGTGCTGCTCGCGGTATCCCCTCTTGCTCAGACCTATGGATTGACGAGGCCGCCTTTGTGGATGGCGCCGAAGAGATCTACCGCGCCGCCAGCCCCACGTTGTCCATGTTGGGAGAGAAAGGCCGTGTGATTGTCACCAGCACACCGGACACGGCATCGGACTGGTACGGCTCTTTGTGGCACAGCGGTCTTTTCCCTGATTGGTACACCCACGTTCAGAAGGCCGCCGACAGTCCCACCAATGGTCCTGCCGCCCTCGCTGAGCTAAATCACCGCCTGGCGCAACTCCCTGACAAGTGGCTCCGCATTGCGATTCACTACTCCCAGCACCCGGTTTACAACCAGGACTCCAACTGGGCGCAGAAAACCCGAGAGTCCCGCCGCATCACCCAATCCGCCTGGGCCACCGAGTACGAACTAGCGTTCGGCGCCACCAACAGCCAGGTCTACCCCTACGACCTGATCAACCGTGGTGCCAGGGGCTCCTGGCGCGAATGCGGCTCCGTCAACCGTACATATGTACTGGCAATAGATCCCAACGCCGGCGGCGATGATTACTTCGTAGGCTTGGTACTTGACATCACCAGCAAGCCGTTCGAAGTTGTGAGCCTATACCGTGAAAATGGCCGCAGCACTGAGTACAGTCTACGCAAGATCAAAGAGCTGATAGAAGACTACATACCTCATCGCATCATTGTGGAAAAGCAGGCCATGGGTGCAGTGATCGCCGAAGCGTTGCAGGGCATCGTCCCCGAGTACGCGATCGAGCTGTTTTCCACTTCTCAACCCAGCAAGATCACAGCTACCGACCGTATCCTGTTCCTGCTCGAACACGGCGACTTGATCTTCCCCGAGGGCGTAATTGTCGATGAGCTCCGCGCTTTCCAGCAGAAAGATCACGGAGCGCGTGCCGCCGCATCTGGTTTCCACGATGATACTGTCATGGCTTTAGCCTTTGCGTGTAGTTTGATACCCGAAACTCCAAATACAGCAGCGTTTTTTGCGAATATTTAGGCGCCCAGTCTAAGTTTGTCTACGCCTATTGCAATTTCGCGAAATTACACTTTAGCGATAGGATGTAGCACATAGGGCACCAACATTGAGTGGATAACTCGTCCGACACATTCCGGAATGACGAAGCTGTAAGTCGTACAGATGGTGCGCTGGTGAACGTGCTTACCGGCATGGGGACTGCCTCTACAGACCGCACCGTAGCTACACGAGTTGCAAACACAACGCTGCTCTCACAGACAGAATTAGAAATACTGTATCTAAATGGTATTCCCCGCCGCTATGTAGATAATATTGCAGACGCAGTTCTGCGTCATCCCGCTACTATAAAACTAGGCGGAGACGATATCCCCAATGCCAACGATCTCATTGCTGACTTTGAAGAATACATAAAGAACATCCAATTTCGTCGCGCATATTCCGAAGTAGTAAAGCTCCAACGGCTCTACGGCGGTGCTGTCCTAGTCCTGCTGGTTGACGACGGCCTACCACCCGAAGAACCTGTGGACTCCACCCGCATTCGAGCTGTCCGAGGCTTCGTCCCCCTGTCTCGCCACGAGGTGATCCCCGAGGACTTTACGATTGTTGATTACAGCAAGCCCGAGTACTACCGGATCTCCACGTCCCAGCGGATGTCGCCCGAGCAGACTAGCCCTTATGTTGATATGCGCATACACGCAACGCGAGTGGCCCGCTTCGACGGGCTGTATCTCCCGTGGAATCTTCGAGTCCGCAACACCGGCTGGGGCCAATCCGTCTTACAACTGATCTGGGATGCCTTTAAGCGCTACGAAAGTGGCATGATGGGCTTGGAAACAATGCTTACCGACGCTGATCTATTTGTACATAGTATCCCAGGTCTGTTTAACCGTATTGCCGCTGGCAATGAATCAGACATCCGCAAGCGCCTAGAAGCCAATATCTTATCTCGCAGCATGTACAAAGGTATGGTCATTGACAAAGAAGAGACAGTTACATATCTCAACCGTGCTCTCAACAATATCTCTTCCGCGACAGACCCCTTCATCAAAGACCTCCAGGCCGCCACTGGTTGGCCTTCTGCCATCCTCATGGGTGAGTCCCCAGGGGGCCTGGGCAAAGAGGGCCGTTTTGAGGAGCGCCTCTGGGCCTCCCTGGTGGAAAACTGGCAGGAGATCTATTGCCTACCTCCTGTTGAGCAGATTTTCACCTACATCCTGGTCAGCCAAGAGGGCCCCACTCGAGGACGCCCCCCGCGTAATTGGTCCGTTTCGTTCCCTTCAGCTTTTACCGAAACAAACAAAGAGAAGGCTGATATCCGCGCTGCCCAAGCCCAGATTGATACCGCCTACGTCAACCTCGGCGTGTTGAATGCTATTGAGGTGCGTGAAGCCCGCTTTGGTGGTACAGACTTCAACACCGAAACCACGCTCAATCCTGCTGTCACAGAGCAGATGATCGCTATTGCAGACGCCTCGTTCGAGAGTCAGATGATGGGGTATCAGAACCAGCAGATTGCCGCCCAGCAGCCTCTGGGTGAAGAGAAAGAGCAGCCCCCACTTCCCGAGGACGGCGCCAAGACCGATGCTTTCGACCACTACCAAGCTCACGGCCTGCGGATTCGGGTTACCCATAGGGTGGACGACCTCTGCGCGGGCTATCTGGTGGGGCCTGATGGCCAGCGCACCGACTCCAGCCAAACGGCCCCAATGGTGGTATTCGGCCCCCACCGTGCTCGGGCCTACAAGCTGTATCGAGCCCGCTTCGACCGCGACGGTGAGCTGATCGACGGCCCCTACGTCACCGGTTTTGCGTCTCTCCGGGCTGCCAAGCTTGGAATTACCCGCTTGTACCGGCAGAATGTGGTAGGGCTCTCCGCTATCCCCGAGAGCGAAATCGAATCGCTCCGTGCAGGATGGGAGGTGTACTAACTTAAGTTGTGGATATACTTGAGCGCTACAACAGGCTGCTACGCGCTGCTGAGGATGACACAATCTTATTATTAAATAAGGTTTTGGAGAGTTCATTCAATCGTCTGCTGCGCCGCTCGCGGGAGTACATGCGGCGCGGGATGCAAGATCCAAGTCAACGGAATGTGTTGTTACTGCAAGTGTTCCGGGAGCTGATTCCAGCTGTGCGGCCAGACATGCAGGATAAGTATGACCAGCTATTTCGGAATTTAGTTGAGGAGGCATCAAAGCTAGGGATTGTTGCAGCTGATGCGCTCACGGGTGAGCTTTTACCGACTCACCCACGAGTAGATGTAACACTACCGGTGGAAGCAACGATGGCTGCTGCAGCGCAGGCGAAAGGGTATTTAAGGCGTCATGGTGATGAGTTTGCTCGAACGGCTGCGGAAATTGTTGCGCAGGGGATTGCGGAGGGTCGTCCGACTGATGCGATGGTGCGCGACATGCGTGATCGCTTGGTGATTACAAGAGGGAGAGCGGAGACAATTGTAAGAACTGAGAGTTTACG